TGCAGCCGGACGCCCGGCGCGAGATCATACCAGCGGGGTGCATTCGTCAGATCGAGCGTCAGCATCAGTAAATCTCCACATCATTCACAAGGGTTGCGGTGCACATCCGGCCGACCGTGCTGTCGCGTGCGGCCTGCCAGTCGAAGGTCGCCTGCACGCCCTGCGGACCGGAAATTTCGATCCGGGGGCGCGGTAGGTAGACGGCGTGCACGGTGAAGGTGAAGCTTTCGCCAGACGGCAGCACATAGGCGAACTCCAACTCGCAGGGATCGCCGTTGATCGCCTGCGTTACCAGCGTCTGGTCGGCGAAACGGACCTCGATAGAGCCGGTCAGCGCAGCGATTGACGGGTCGGCCCCATCAATGCGGCCGTCTGAGCGGATGGTCTCGATCCGGTCGAGGTTGTTGGCATATGTGATGTCGGCTGAAACCACGTTGCCGAGGGCGGTGCCGTTTCGCGTGATCGCCCCATTGAAATGGCCGAAGCGCTGCAATTCGAGAGCGGCTGGCGTGCCTGCGCTGGTGGTCGTAGCGGTGGTCTCGCCCTGCGCCACAAGCCGGGCCGTTGCCGTCAGCAGGCCAGATCGCTGCATTTGCCAGTTGATCTGGTCGAGCACGCAGCCGGAATACATCGCGAAGCGCGGCACCTCGGGCATGCCGGTCTCGATGGACATGCTGGGCAGCGTCCAGGACCCAGACTGGAATTCATGCGTCCAGGGGCCGGTGCCGGTTGTGGTCGGATCACCAAAGGCCGCCTTCAGCCAGAAGCCGAACGCCTCGGCATCGAGCGGCACAACGACATCGCCGTCCGCCGTCACCGCATCCTTGATCGGGGCGAGCGGGTCTCGGCCGTAGCCCAGCAGTTCCGAGTTCAGCAGCGGCTGCTCCGCGCCGAGCGACGTGCTGGCGAAGGGCATTTTCGTGAAGCCACCCACCGGTGGCGTTCCATAATTCGTCTCGAACGCAAGCGCCATCTGCGCCCGCGCCCCTTGGGCTCGTGCCATCGTGTTCTCCTCAGGTTGTGGGGATCAGGCCAGCGGATCGGCCGTTGAATAGTGCAGCACCACCGGAATGACGGCCGCCTTCAGGCTGGCCGCCCCCTCTACGGGCAAATCAACTGGCCGTGGCGCTTCGGCTTCGATCCAGTCACAGAGCCCGCTCAGCGTGCGGTCAGCGGCAATTGCTGCCCCAATAATAGCGGTCAGCGTATCGAAGGAGGCGTCACGGTCGGTGCCTCGAACGACAGCTTCGATCTCAGCGCGGTGCTGGTAATGATAGCGCAGCGGCGAGAGCGTGACTTCGGGCTCCCCCGGCTCACCATCGCGCAGGATCAGCAGGCCCTCGGCCGGGACGCGTTCGGGGAGCACGTCGCCGCGCAAAGCGGTTGCGGGCAACGCCAAAAGCCGCGCGTACAGCGCGGTGAGGATGGTTTCTCGGACACTGGCCATGGTCTGTCGGTCAACTCCGCTCTTGACGTTTGTTTAGAGGGTGGTTTGTTTAATGAAGGCCACGCAAAACCAATTGGCGGAAGGAAACGAATGCTGCTTGACGCGCATCGATTGGAAGAACAGCTACGAGATGCAGTAGCCGTAGACGGAGCTGTCCGAGATGCCTATTTGGCTTTCGCCCATGCTCAATTCCTTGACGGCACCACGGTGCGTCCGGCCGGACATGGATACATAGAACGCGAACTTCGTTTCGAAGCGAAAGGCGACTGGCTATACTCAGCGGTCCTTAATCAGAAGTGGGTTCTGTGGTATTTTCGAAAGCCTGCCTTGAATGCTGGACTTATTGATCGGGGCGAAACCAAAGAGCGTTTTCCCACTTCCGAAGAAACTTCGCGCGGGGAATTGAAGTTTCGCGTTCATAGCTCGGGAGAAGCGAGTGCTGTATTGCAATGGATCGGCGCTGAATAAAGCGCCTCGTCGAGATCTCGGCAGATTGGTCCAGTGGGTACGCGCTCAACCAAGCCTCACCTCCACCCAGTTTGTCACAATCAGCCCCGGCACGCTGTCGAGCGCCCGCTCGGCATCCCGCGCCAGATCCAGCCGCTTCGGCAGCTTGACCTGCGGCACCAACAGAAAGATAGGCGCGGTGACCTTGCCGCGTCCGGTCTTCGAGCGGGACACCACCGCCTGACCCTTGGTATTCAGCCGACCCTCCGCCACCAACAAGCTCGGACCCGTTCGGCGATAGACGAACCGCAGACGCAGCCCGCGCCGCCTTTCCCATTCGCCGGGGGTGATCCGGCCACCACGCGTGGATTTGCCTGCGGCGGGCGTCGGGATTGCCAGCCAGAACCCGTCCTTCGAGCGGATCAGCGGGCCGGTGTCGTGCGCGCCGACGATCACCGGTGCCTTGGACCAGACCAGCGCGGCCGCGTCGAGGCTTTCGCCCGACCTCGGGAAGTTCTGGTTGCGGATCGAGTTCGCAAGCCGCCGTCCAAGCCCCGCGCCAGTGATCTGCGTGCGCCAGGCAGACTTGAGCCCGGTCCCGGCCTCGCGCATGGCGGCTGTCACCGCGCGCTCGCCCGCCGCGACCTCTGCCGCCATCATGGCGACGATGCCGGGATCGATGTCTAGCTTGAGCTTCACGCGGGCCTCAGGTCCACGGTCCAAACCAGCCGTTCGCGATCCCGCACCGGCTCCCCCTGAATGAGGAAGGCCTCGCCATCGATCTCGATGCGATCACCGGGACGCGGGGCCGGAACCTCAGCCACGCGCAGGTCGATCCGTGTCGTTTCCGACCAAAGCCGGGCATCGCCGAAGTCGGAAATGGCATCGGCCTGCCGGGAGACGACGCGCACCAGCATCGGTGCGCCCCCATCGGAGGTGTAGATCGCCTCTCGCCCGATATTCGGATCGGCAAACAGCGCATCCACGACGGCGGCGAAAGCGGACATCAGAATGTGCCGTTCAGGCGCACCCGGCCGATCACGTCACCCGCGCCGCCAGCGACGGCCTCGATGGCCACGCCGATCAGCGTATTCGCCGTCGCGGTTTTGGTGGCTTCCTTGTTGGTGTTGTCCCAATAGACCTTGTCGCCTGCCGACCAAGCCTGACTCGCGACTTTCTTCAGGTCGAAGATGCCGACGAGCGCGGTCTCGACCGTCTCGGCATTGGCGGCATCCCCGGCGGCCACGCCGAAGATGGAGCCGACAAGCACGCCGTCACCGGAGGTCACGGCATAGGGCGCGGTCAGGGTGATGGTGTTGCCGGGCTGGACGTAGTTTTTCATTGCGGGATCCTTTGCAAACAGGAACGGGCGGCCCGATTGGACCGCCCGTCAGAGGTGAGATTTCAGAGGTGGCCCGGTCACGCGCCCGGGTTCTTGTAGAGGCCGCGCCAGTCAATGGCCTTGGCCCCGAAGTCGAGGCGGCACTTGATCTCGACGCCATCGACGTCGAAGCCGTTGCGGGTCTCGATGTACGCGCCCTGCTGGCCTTCGAGATAGGCGTATTCGATGGTGTCGATCTGGTTCGGGCTGGCCGCCAGATACCAGGCGGTTTCGCTGACCGCATCGAGCCGGGGCTCGCTGATCGGAGCGAGCGTCCGGATCGATTGTGGCACCACGTTGGAGGTTGCGGCGGGCACGAGGTTCTGGGCGACCATCTGCTCGGCCTTCAGTTCCAGCGACGCGGGCACGATCAGGAAGGCAGGCCGCACGTTCAGGACCGTCTTTTTGTCGAGGCCCGTCTGCTTGGCCATGGCGGCGCGGGCCGCACCGACCGCCTCGACGGCCAGCGCCGCACCGGTTCCTGCGAGATTCTTGTGGGTGGTGTGGAACAGCGCGTTGCCGTCGGCCATGGCCGGGTTTGCGGTGATGACACCCCAGACCACGTCCGACTCCAGTTGTGCGATGGAATTGCCGTACATTGCCGGGATCCGGGTGAAGGCGTCGAGATCGTCGTTGATCAGCGTCTGGCGGGTGATGGCGACCACCCGGCCATAAGTCTTGACCTTGTAGCTCTCCTTCGACTCGCCCAGCGTGCCGCGCTTGAACTCCCCGCTCTCGCCGACCTCCAGCAGCTGCGGGGCCTCGCCAAGCTGGACCCGGTGCATCGCCTTGAAGTCGGTGGCGAGCACCTGGCGGCAGAACAGCATGAAGGTGCGTGGATAGGCCTCGTAGGCCTGCCGCAGGGTCTTGTTGGTGACCGCCGAGAGAATCTCGGGGAAGTCCGACGTCGAATGCAGGGCACGCGTCGCCACCTCATCACGCGACAGGCCGCGGGTGTTCACGCCCACATTGCCGAGGCTTTCCCGGGCCAGTTCCAAAAGCGTCATGCCGCGATACTGGCGCGCGGCGTCTTCCAACTGGAACAGCGTCGGGCTGTAGCGGTGCAGCAGCGCATTCGCCACCGCGTCGCGGCGGGTGATCGCCTCATTGCGGCCGCCAAGTGGGATCGACACCTGGCTGAAGGTGCGGGTTTCCTCGGATTTCGCGGCAACCTGATCGAGGATCAGACGCCGGGCCTCACCGATATCCGTGCCGCGTTTGACCAGATCCTCGGCAAAACTGCGCTCGAGGTTCAGGCGACCTGCCAGATCGTAGATTGTGGACACGCGATCCCGCTCGCCCTCGCGTGCGCGGGTCGCGACAGCTTCGGTATCAGGTGCAACGGGCATGTTCGGATTCTCGGGCTTCGGCTGCGCGCGGGTTTCGCTGGAGACAACCTTCGGCTCGGCCACAGGCGTCTTCGGTTCAGTCATGGTGGTGTCCTCGGTCGCGACAGTGTCGCTGGGTTGGTCTGTGGCCTCTGCGGCCGGGGCGTTGGGTTTGTCCGTCATCGGGATGGCTCCTGTGTTTGTGGGTGGGACGTCCCGGCGGTGAAGGACGCAAGTTGCAAGGTCGGATTGGGCGCGGAAGCCTGCGGCGGGGTCGGCGCCAACGGGCACGGCGGACACCTCGAAGGGAGTCCAGTCCACCGCGCGCCAAAGCTCGCGGGCAGCATCGGGTTTGGAGACCTCGAAGCGGTGAACCTGGTAGCCGATGGAGACCGCACGGATGTGTCCCGCCTGAATGTCGCGCCAGATCGGTTCGACATCGGCGCGCTCAGAAATCCGAACCTGCGCAACGCCCCGGCCGTTTTCGATGCGCGCCGAACCAGGCACGACCGAGCCAATCACAGCGTCGAGCGTGTCGATCTCATGCACCTTCAGGAACGGCGCGCCCGCATTAAGCCGATCCAGCCGCACATGGGTCGGATCGAGGCTGAGCTCTTCGTCATAAGGCTCGCCGAACAGGGTCGACCGGCGAACGCGCGCCCCCGCTGACCAGATCACCTCGACGGTGCGGGCGTCGGTATCGGCTGAGTTCGGCGCAAGCTCCGCCGACCGGCGCAGGGCCGGTAGTTCGATCATCGTGTCCATTTGTGTCAGTCCTGTTGGTCGGGGTCAGGCTGCGCCACACCCGTTTCGGAGACGTCGGCCGGATCGCTCGCCGGGTCATTGGCTGGGTCGTCGTCGACGAGATCGTTCGCCTGATCGCTTGTTTGGGCGCTGCCGGTCTTGGTGACTCGTCGCGGATCGCTGTCGAGCACCAGCCCGAGCGCATCGAGTTTGGCGTTTGTAGCTGCGATTTCGGCCAGCACGGCGTCCGGATTGCGGCCCTGTTTCGCGATCACCTCGGCCAGCGTCATGGTGCCTGAGCGGATCGACAGCAGGTTCGCCATCGCGTCCTTCTGCGGATCGACGGCCTCGAACTTCGGTGGAGACCATTCGACCGGTACATCCGGCGTCGGGATCTGGCCCGCCGCCCATGCGGCCTCGGTGAACCAGCGCCAGACTGGTGCACAGAACATCGGGATGAATAGCTGCCACTGCACGGCGTCGATCTGGCGGCGGAACTCGACGAGCCCGGCGCGGATCGAGGAATAGTTCACCTGGGACAAATCGCCCGTCAGCAATTCATAGGGCACCCGGAACCCTGCCGAGATCGTGTGCAGGCTCGCCCGCTTGTATTCGCCATAGCCGCCGGTGGCCGACGGCTGGTTGAAACGGATGTCTTTGCCTCCGCGCGCATAGGCGATGAGGCCCGGTTCGAACTGCTCAACCCGGTTGCCGTCGGCATCGACCACCGAAGGCGCGATGCCCTGCTGGGCCTCGTCGTCACCGAAGACGATTGCGGTGACGCAGGCCTCGGTCTTCTTGCGGACCAATTCGGCTACTTCGTAATCGTCGAGATCACGCAAACTGCGGATCACTGGCGCGCCCCAGGGAACGCCCCGGGCCTGCGTGCGCTGCTTTTCATAGATGTGGGCAATCTCGGTTGCCGGGACAGGGCGGCTCTGCAATCCATTCTGCATCGCACCATAGGCATCGCCGGGGTGTTCGGCGTGCAGCCAATAGGCCCGGCGTTTCCCGACCGGATCGAACTCGATCCCCTGCACCAGCCGACCCGCGCCGTTGGCACCGGATTTCGTGGCGTCTAGGAAGTCGGCTTCCAGCACCTGCAATTGCAACGGGACGGGCAAGCCATCCGCTGCGCGGCGCAGCCTGCGGCGTACCAGCACCTCGCCAGCCTCGACCATTTCCCGGCAGATCAGGGTCTGGAGCCCGTAGAAGTCGAGTTGGCCGTCGGCATCAGCGGCATCTGACCACCGTGCGAACAGCGCATCGACCTTGCGGTCCAGCTTATCATTGCCGCTCGCCGCGCGCGGCATGATGCCCGCACCGACAATGTTGTTCACCAGCACCGCCACGGCCTTGGCCGCATGCGGGTTGTTGCGGACCAGATCTCGCATCCGATCCCGCAAAAGCGCCCCGGCCACGCCAACCTCGGTGTCAGCGGAGGTGCCCGGCGCGCGCCAGCCGTCGGTGCGCCGCCCCTTGGCCGCACCGTCATAGC